TTCAGCCATAATTGATGCCAGCGCAAATGATACGATTGAAGTTTTTGCCACTAGAAATGATGCTGCAATTACTGCCACAGCAGAACTAAGCAAGTCTGGCATCACAATTTTTAGCTTGGCAGGTGCTGGCCCAGCCGGACCAACCGGAGCGACTGGAGCGCAAGGGCCGACGGATGTTCCACAAAACGCACAAACCTCCGCTTACACGCTGGTCGCAAGTGATAACGGCAAGCACGTCAGCATCACAACTGGCGGCGTGACTGTTCCAAGCGGTGTCTTCAGTGCAGGAAACATCGTCACGATCTACAACGACAGCGGTTCTAACCAGACGATTACACAGGGCTCAAGCGTGACGTTGCGCGAAGCAGGCACTGCAAACACTGGCAACCGTACGCTAGCACAGCGTGGTTTGGCGACTATTCTCTGCGTAGGTTCAAACGAATTTGTAGTAACAGGAACGATTACCTAATGGCAATTCACCAAGCACTAATTACTAAAATTTACAACTCTCCTTTGGTTTTGGGAGATATTGGGTATGTAGCTGGTTTTGCTGACAACAGCGGGCCAAGTGTTTCCTTTACTGACGTAGATTTAAGCGTGTTTACTTCTCACGACTTAGCCATATTTGTTTATCTTGCGGAAGGTGGAACAACAACGGTTAGCGGTGCTGGTGCAACATTCTCTTTAACCGTTAATAGTACAACCGCCAGCGTGGCTGTATCAAATAGCAATACTGCGGGAAATGCAAGAGTTGGAATTTTTTATGTCGAAGGTTCGGTAGTTGCCGGAGACACGACTGTAAACGCATCTCTCACCATGAATCAATCAAATGGATTCAGAAGTGCATTACTGGCTTATAGGCTCATCAATGGAAGCGGTGCTTCTGTTCTTTCTACAGATGTTGATGAACAGCAAAATACACCCACTGATGAATTATCAACTACGGTTAATTTCAGCAGTGGCAGGTTGATTAGCGCTGGTTATTATTCAGATGAGGACGGCCACACCTTCGGCACTAATCAACTTGAATCTACAATAGCCGCCCTGGCTAACTCTAATGGGTCAGGTGATATTGGGTACAACAACACGCCTGGGGGTTCTTCTTACGTTGTAGATTACAATTTCGGTGGAGGTTTTGGAAGCGGCAACACGCAAGGCGATGCGATGGCCACCGCAGTGTTTGGATAGTTGTCTGAGCCTTGGCTAGAGTGTGCGTGAAAGGGAGGGGTTCATGATTGAAATCTATGCAGCCGCTCTTGGCGCATCGATTGGTGTCGCTGGTCTCAGCGCAACCAGCTTTAATCGCCGTAACAGTGAATCAAGAGAAGCAGTGGTTCGGCTAACAATGGCAGTTGAAAGCATCGCTGGAAAGTTAGAAGAACTTCACCAAGACATGCGGGAAGACAGGAAGGAAATTTATACACGTCTTAATGAGCAAGGCCAAAGAATTACATTACTAGAAAGCAAGGACCGCTAAAGTTTGAGTACGAGTTAACCATCATCATCATGCACATCGAGCACGTCCTGGCACATCCTGCCTTTTGGATCATTGTCGCCGCAGCATCTGAGCTGATCGGTATGAGCAAGCTAAAAGACAACAGCTTGGTTCAGCTGATTTTCACTGCATTGGCTAGCCTGAAGCCCGAAAAAAAGGGCTGATCCCTGCTGACGGTCGGTGGTTATGGCGGTTTGACACGCGCTCACCGCTGCAAAAGCTGCAGCGTGCGATCAACCGCCGAAAATTCGAGGCGACCCTAAGACCCCGCCTGGACCGTACCATTGAAGACTGGCACGAAACCCAGCCTCCAATGATGCCGCCTCCGTTGCGGCTTGACGACCTGCACATTCGCGCACCTTGGGCCGATGAACTCGACACCGATCCGACTGATTAACCTCTTCCGCTATTACAAGCAGAAGGGCCATCAGACCGCAGCAATCGAAGAACTAGAAAGCGCCATCCTTAAGATGGCACCAGATATTTTCAATCGTGACCAGCCCTGGTACGAAACCTGGAGCACGCCAGTTGCAGAGAAAGCTCCAGAGCATTTGATCACACTGCAGCAGATCAGTCTGATTTCAGGCCATGCAGAAAACAAGTTTGATGAAGCCTTTATGAATGACTTAAACCGCCTTGTTAAGTCAGCTGGGATGACAAGCTTGAACCAGCGCAGGATGCTGGTGGCGCAGACTTGCCATGAAACAGCGGGTTACAAGTACATGACTGAAATTGGTGACTACAACTATTTCACTCGCATGTACGACAATCGCAGTGATCTTGGCAATGGCGCGGGTGACGGATACAAATATCGCGGATGCGGCGTAATTCAGCTGACCGGAAAGTACAATTTCGCCCGCTTTTCAAGGTGGATGGAGCAGAACGGAATGAAGGACGACCAAATTATGTCGAAGGGGACTGATTATGTTGCTAACAAGTACCCATTCCTCTGCGCGATCTGCTGGATCGAAGAGAATAACTGGGCCGCACTATGTGATCGAGGCGACATTTACGAATGCACTCGCAGGCTAAACGGCGGGTACAACGGCATTGAGGATCGTATTTGGTACTACAACAGAGCAAAAGATTACATTGTGAAATAGTTAAAACGGTTACCATATAAGCAGCCGCAAGTCAAGACCTTTGATGTTGCATGGCGCGAGGTGGTAGTGGATCACCAGATTGACGAGACCGAACTCGTCCCACGGAAAAAAGCGAAGATCCGCTTCCGTGACCGCATTTTGACCGAGTGGAATTATTGTTGCGCTTACTGCGCCGAGCCACTGGGTAAAAATGCAACACTCGACCACGTAATACCAAAATGGAAAGGCGGCTTAACAGAAAAAGGCAACTTAGTGGGATGCTGCTTTTCCTGTAACAGCCACAAATCAGGCCACGACTGGAAGGACTGGTTTAGGGAAAGAACTTACTGGACCGAAGCTCGCGAAGCCCGCATATCAGAATGGATGGAGCAGTAAATAGCCTCAGCAACGTGTATAGCACGATACAGCCCGTGTATTTCTATACATAGACCGCCGCCACTCGTACAGACGCGATAAAACCCTCGACCGATGTATTCAACCGGAACTGTGGGCCTGTTCATCACGGAAAACCGCGCCTGCAATGACGGGAAAGTTCAACTTAAATATACGCTGACACGCCAGGGCAACTTCCCTGTGCTCTAGTTGTGTGTCTACATGCGCACGCAACTGGATGTAATGGATCCAGCTACGCAGCGTACCAGTCATATACATCGAAGTAGGGGTACACATTGGTAGGATCCGCCGCGCAGTTTCCTTGGCAACGCCACATTCGAGTAGCGATTCATAAAAAAGAAAAGCATCAGCCATGATGCGACCAGCACGCGCCTGAAAATCCTCTTGGTGGGACGGGTGGATGTCATCGATGCTGTTTTGCCTGTTTTCGTAGTCCTGACGCCTGAACCAGGGCACTTCTGCTTGTTGAGTCCTGCTGTATCTAGTGGAGAACTCTTGAAACGAGAACGACCGATGCCTCAATATCTGTGCAGCAATATCTCTTTGGGTGTTGATTTTAACGCACATAGTGGCCATCTCAAAGGGAGACCAGTGCTTGTGCTTAACCAAGTAGCGAAGGAGCCCTGGTCCGGTCTCCCAGTTATCTTCGTTACTTGGGTTGCTTACACGCGCCATGCGCACGATGAGCTTTTCGGCATCAGGAGTTGCCCACACTAATTCAACAGGGCTTTCCAAATCAACAAAGCTCTCGCGTTTTACATGCTAGCGTCTTCAGCTTATTCAAGGCCCTCTGAGCCCGCTGCCTTACCCGTTCTCTAGATATACCCAACTCTTTACTAATCTGCGTATAAGTTTTAGGAGGAAACCCATTTAACCCATAAAAGTCAGTAATAATAGTTAAATCAATCCCAGTAATTTGATGTAGATATTTTTCTAAAAATTCATGGTCAAGTATGCCGTCTACATTGTCCATTCCATGCTGTCCATCAGTAATCAAATCAATAAGCGCAGTAGATTCACCATCTGAATCGCTGCCTCCGCTAGTGTCTAGACTGGCGCAGTCATTGCTGTGAAATAGATATTCTTGCAGGCGTTCAGGTTTTACATTGCAATACTCAGCACACTCTTCAAGCGACGGAGCCCTGCCATTTTTAGCATCAAACTCAACGACCCAACCCCTTAATTTTGCTAATACCTCTATTGCTTGTGTCGGAAGCCTGATTATACGATCGTGGTAACTTAAATAGCGTGAAATAGATTGACGAATCCACCAATACACATAAGTAGAAAGCGCATAACCACGCTCCGGGTCAAACTTCTTAATTCCGTGCGCAAGACCTATGTTTCCCTCTTGAACAATATCAAACAGATCTGTACGCCTTGCCCTTGGAACATAACGCTTAGCGATAGACACAACTAAGCGAAGATTGCAGTTAATAAGTTTGTGGTAAGCCCTTTGTCCCTGCTTTACTTGTCTAGGCGTTGGCTCGGGCGAAGCGAGCCAAGCTTGCACCTGTCGTGCCAGCAAGATTTCCTGTTGTTTTGTCAACAGAGGATACCGGACAATCGAGCTTATGTATTGAGTAAACCCTTCCATCAGTTCTTGACCTCGATGATGGTGGGCAGATAGCCGATAGAGTCCTCAAGCAAGCGAGCTGTTTCAGCCGCTTTTTCAATAGTGACAAATGAACAAGCATCTTCTTTCTTGGCTGTAAGTCTGATGCCGTTGTCTTTGGCTGATTTTGGGTAAGCCGCAGCAAGATACATGGGCTTTTTAGCTCGCGAGGAAAGTAGCGCGTAGCGTGCCATGGACGGGTCTGTAGGGCAGACTTAAAGTAGCACAGTTATTTACGCTGCCTAGCCTTGCTCAGCATCTTTTTTACTTTTTGTTCTTCCCTCTACGCGACGGCGAACAGATTCACGCCAGGAAGCTTGGTCCTTAGCGAGCGCCTCTTGATAAAGCGAAGAAGGCAGGGCTTTTTCCAGTGCGACATAAACCGCATCACGAATCCATGCGGTGGAGCGCACACCCTTTTCCTTAGCCAAGTCAGCTAACAGGGCAGCCCTATGCGGATCCAGAAGAATCTGCATGTAGGTTTTATTGCCGTGGCGTATCGCCATAAAAGTCTTCCGTGCTACAGAGCAGTCTAGCGTTGTACTACCAATTGATAGAATCATCGGTAAAGCGACGCCATCCACTTCTGTGATTTTCTCTGGACTTCTTGCGCTGTTGACTACAACCACTGCGCACCTGCCTGGCCCTCTCCAGAAACTGAGCAGCCCTTTGCAGGTCGGCGGTCTTCGCGCGCATCATCTCGTCCCTGAGGTAAGCCATCATAATCTGTCGCCCGGTCTTCGGCTGCATAAGCAGCATCCATCACATCACCAAGACTACTGTAATAAGAAAGTCCTTTTAGTACATCATCAAGACTCCTGCAACAAGGGAATCCTTCTGCTAGACAAAAAGTCCACCCATTAGGGGTGTGATAGATGCTGATCATGACTGCTCCCTCAGTGGATCTCGGACCAGCGCTTACCAACTTGAGGCTCTGCAAGCGGTGGGACGGTCCCAAGCCACTTAGCTTCCGCGCTCTCCATTATTTGTTTTAGCCGCGCGGCCCATTCGCTTGCCTTAGGTTCACGCACTAGAAGCAAAATTTCATCGTGAACACAAGCAGCCAGCTTGACCTCATCCTCACCCGCTTCCTGTAAAAGCGGCCAAAGATTACCCAAAGCGCACTTAAGGATGGCAGCACCGGCACCTTGGATAGGGGTATTACACCGGACCGTCAGGCGATTCATATCACCAGGCAGGAACCGGCGCATATCAGAAAGCGGAATCCTGATGTCCGCCCACTTATTGTTCTTGCTGTTTTCGGCCAAAGCTGCGTTTTGTTGCTGCCAAGCTCTGATACCCGAGTAGGTATCAAGCCACTGGTTACGGATCTTGGTCGCCTCCTCGACAGTCATGACGATGCCAGAAGCACCCGCATAGTTCCGCAAACCTTTGGCACCCGAGCCATATAGCAAGCCAAAGTTTGCTGATTTTGCAATCTGACGAGAGCATCCAATGGCCTCAGCCGTAACACTGTGCAGATCTTCTCCATCCTGGAACGCTTTGATCATGCGTTCGTCTTGCGCGATGGCCGCCGCAAGTCGCAGCTCCATCTGACCAAAATCCGAGTCAACAAGAACCCAACCATCAGGAGCCTCAACACATTGGCGGAACTCTGAATCACGGGGGATCTGCTGATTGTTCGGCTTAATGCAGGACATTCGACCTGACTCCGCCCCAAGCTGCAGATAGCTGGCACAAACAAAACCATCGGGCGTCATCTTTTCGAGGATTGAATCCACCATCTGCCGACGCTTCTCAGACTTTTTCCAAGCCAGATACGTCTGAATGACATGGTGGTCCGCAGCATACTCTTGGAGCGCTGCGCGTGAAGCACTGGCCTTTCCGGTTTTGCTGTCCACCGGAGCCTCACCCAACAAAGCCGTGAACTTCTCTAGCAGCTGCTTTGGGCTATTTATATTGAAGCCCGCCTTTACCTTTGTGCCAAGTCTTGCAGAACCGCTGTCCTTAGGCCGAAGATTGAAAGCCTCTGGCGCGTTCTCTATCTCTTCAATCTCGGCATACCATTTTTCGTACATCTCATCATCGTGACCCATCTCGGTCACTAAGCCCTTGAGCATCTTCAGTCGTCGGATGTCTGCAGGCTCTCTGGGCAGTTTGTGCTCCGGCGGTAGAGCCTGATCCAGCTCAAGCAAGAAGTCCTTACTGAGCCGCTCGATGTCGTGCTCATAGTCACCTTGCAATCCTTGGAGCGCGAGTTTATTCCACGGCAGACCAGTGCGCCACATTTGAGCCATGGCAGGCAGTGCTCTGCACTCCAGTGCAAAAGCCTGCGCCAAGCGATTGTTTTGCAGCATCTCATCAAGCCTGTGGTCAAGCTGCAACAGCACCTCAACATCCTTAGCGGCGTAGACCAATTGGTCTCGACTTAAGACTGGTGCGCTCCAGTCAGACCGCTGCTGTTCTTTGTCGAGGTCAATCTTGAGGATCCGCTTTGCGACCTGGGCAAGCCCATGCTTTACGTTGGGCGTTCCATTGTGCAGAAGCTTGCTGGCGAGCATCGAACAGCGCACCCGACCACGCAGGTAGATGCCGTGTTCTTGCAGCCAGCCAAGGTCAAAGACAGCGTTGTGGGCCAGCCAAAAGCGCTCGCCGTTGGTGAAGAACAGGCGCAGCTCGTCCCAGTCGCCTTCATCAAGTTCAAAGCAGTCGATGATGACGATGGTGCGCAGAGACTCACAGCCAATCTGGATCAGCCGTAACTTGCCAACCTCAGGCTGAAGCTGGAGCGTTTCTGTATCGAAGGCAAGGGAAATCGAGGTCGAGATCTCTTTCAGATGCTCGACCCCAAACAGGTGTTTGTAATCAGACATGGGTGGTCAGAAGTTCAAAGGATGTACTCAGGAGCTAAACCGGAAACCTCAGTTTCGTGCTTGCCGCATGGAGCGTACCAGCCGCTGTCGTCCAGCTTCCAGCCGTGCTCAACGCGCTTTTCTGCTTTGTAACTTTCCCAGTCCAGATCACCAGGAAGCGGGAGGCCGTATTCATTAGCCCATTCATAGTCGAGGATGCCGCTTGGCGAGACCCAACCACCTTCGTCACCTTCCCAGCCCTCTTTAGCAAAGGCTTTGCAGATGCGGTATTGGTCAGCCATGGCATCGTCAACAGCAGCGGCAACTTTGCCGTAGTTTTCCCACCTTGCAGCAGCCTGCATGTTGTAGTGGGACGCCTCAGCCTGTAAATGCTGGGGCACGTTCTTGAGCTTTACTCCAGCGAAAGGACTGGAATCGAAGGGATGTGTAGACATGGTTTATGCGAGTGGGTCGTTGAAAGGGTCGTACTCGAATTCGTTTCTGAGGCGGCGTAGATACCATTCAGCCTTGCGAAGGTCTTCAGCGCCGCCCTTCATGCGGTAACGCCAGAGGTATTTGAAGCAGTTACCCCGCAAGTAACCGAGGAACTCCTCCATTGTCATGGAAGACTTAATGGCTTCAATACACTCAACGTCACCGCTGCTGTAATGGTCAGGGCTGTTGATAGTGTCAGTCATCGAAAGAAATCGGTGGGATAGCGGTCCAGTCGTCGATCCACGGCAACATCCTGACGATTTCGTCGTGCGTTGGCGCGTTTTCGTCTGTGATGGGGTCATCCCAGAGTACAGAGGTCTCGCAAGCAGCAGAGCCGTACTCTGGTGGATCGTAAAGAGTGGCCGGAGCCACCTGAACTGCGTCGTCCACAATGGCTTGAATGTGAACAAGGTCAGAACCGCGTTGGTAGCTGAAACAGATGAGTTGTGCTTGGGGCATGGTTGGCCTCCGAACTACCCCTGTAAGGTAGCACGCTAGTTGAGGTAGGTCGAGATCACCGGAAAGATTTCATGGTCGTAGAAGCTCATGATGCTGGCATCGATCCCAGCCTTCAAAGCCTTGTTGACATCCCGCTCCAAGCGGCAGAACTCCTCAGCGGTGTCTTCATACATGTCCTCACAGACACCAATCGGGTAACCGTCCGGCGCATAGGCGGTGTACCTGACGATCGCCAGGTAAGGCTGCTCACGCTGCAGCTCGTAGTAGGTGACCGTGGTTCGCCCGGACATAGATCCTTCCGATCCATCCCCAGTCTGCAGGGTAATTACACGGTTTAACATACAGTAGTAGTCAGCAAGAGTGGAATGGAGACCAAACGTGAATTTGCCTATGAAAGGGTCCGCAGACAGATACAAGCCTGCAACGACGTAAAGGAACTCCAAGAGCTGTCTTGCAAGTTCCTTCGCCTTTACCTTGCCCAGCAAGAGATGGTGGACAAAATGATCCAAAAGAGGTTTTTGTCTACTTAGCTCTGTTTAGCCTCGCGCCTTTCACGAATCATCCGACCAGTTTCGTTGAAAAACTCTTTCCGGGTTTCCCACGGGATGGCACGAATCATCTGTGAGAGCTTGAACTGCAAAAACTGGTCATCGTCATTGGCAAGGATGTCAGCAGGGTTATTTAGGCCGTTGGAAAGCGAGCTGACGATCCAAGGTCTAAACGTAGGTGAGTCCAACAAGTCCCGAAGTAAGACCTTTTCTGCTGCTTCGAGCACGTTGTCTGGGATCGAGGCGTTCATTTCTGTAGTAGTGAAGTAGGGCCTTTCGGCCCCACTACGCTAGCACCGATTAAGCGTCCCACTGGCTCCAGGCTTGGTCCCTCAGAGCATCGGACTCTTCCTTGGTGCGCCCGTCATCCCTCGCGCGGGGATATTGCTCAGACTGTCCCATCTGGGCACTATCCGCTCCAGCACTGGCGTCTGGGTTGGGACACGAGTCTTCAGATTCTGGGGGTGTCCCAGCCTGCCCTTTGGGATGGGACAGATTTCCCCGAAAAGTCTTGTGTCCCACCTTCTGTCCCACCTCACTATCCGCCCCAGCACTAGGTTTTGCTTGGTTGGGACACTTACTAAGTATCTCTCCACGCGCGAGGACTGCTTGGTACAGATCCAAACTATTTTTCCCATCAGGGGCTGGTGCGGATCCAACAACCTCAACCAACCCACGCTTTACCAAGCGCTGGAGCGACTTACGGATCGCGTCAACTTTCCCGCCAACCACAGGATCAGAGTTGAGTTCCGTACGCGAGAACGTACGTGGGTAGCCCGTACGAAGCCGCTGAAGCACCCTGTCGGTGATACCGCTGGGAGAAGTGTTTCCCGGATCGACCTCAGGGGTGAAGTCAGCCACAGAGAAGCTGAGGTCTTCTTCCATGCGCATGATCAGCGAAGTGCCAGACCGACCAGCCCTCGACTTCTCGATGGTGATGATCCGGCTGTGCTGTGGAGCGTTCCCGCTTTCGATCTGCTCCTTAGAGGGCTTCTTAAGAGCCCACGTCTCATCAACAGCGTCACGGATGGCTGAGGTGCCCCTAAAGCCGCCCTGTTTGTTTGCGTGGTGAATGATGAGG